TACAGACGGAACAGACGGTACTTCAGGTACAGATGGTACTGACGGTACCTCAGGTACAGATGGTACCGATGGTACTTCAGGTACAGACGGAACAGACGGTACTTCAGGTACTTCAGGTACAGATGGTACCGATGGTACTTCAGGTACAGACGGAACAGACGGTACTTCAGGTACAGATGGTGCTGATGGTACCTCAGGTACAGACGGTACTGACGGTACTTCAGGTACTTCAGGTACTTCAGGTACAGATGGTGCTGATGGTACCTCAGGTACAGACGGTACTGACGGTACTTCAGGTACAGATGGTACTGATGGTACCTCAGGCACTTCAGGTACAGATGGCACCGATGGTACCTCAGGTACAGATGGTACTGATGGTACCTCAGGTACAGATGGTACTGATGGTACCTCAGGCACCTCAGGTGCAGATGGCACAGACGGTACTTCAGGTACAGACGGTACTGACGGTACCTCAGGTACAGACGGTACTGACGGTACCTCAGGTACTTCAGGTACAGATGGTACCGATGGTACCTCAGGTACAGATGGTACTGATGGTACCTCAGGTACAGACGGTACTGACGGTACTTCAGGTACTTCAGGTACAGATGGTGCTGATGGTACCTCAGGTACAGACGGTACTGACGGTACTTCAGGTACAGATGGTACTGATGGTACCTCAGGTACAGACGGTACTGACGGTACCTCAGGTACAGATGGTACTGACGGTACTTCAGGTACTTCAGGTACTTCATCAACAGTACAATACCAAACTGGTTCTGCTACTATAACAGATTTAAGCTTATTAAGAATTTTAGATTATGATGATAATGTATTTGTAACTTCAAGTGCAGGGACATTAATATTACAATTTGGAGAACCTTCTTTACCTTCAATTTCATCATTTAGTGAACTTAATTTTAGAACTGACAGGTTTAGTGGACCTGGGTCTGGGACGTATGTAATAGATAATGCTTACGATTTTACATTAAATTATAATCTAAATGGTACTACATTTATTTCAGCTTCACTTTTAAGTGCATCTGGTGCTACCACAACTGAAATTACTTCATCATTAGATGGAGATGGGAGTTTAAAATTTTATGTAGATACTAACAATGCTTACATTAACGATCTACACTCAGGTTCTAAAACATTTACAGCAGGATTACATGTTCAATTAGCAGATGGTTCTAAAACCAGTATAACTTCTAATTTAACTTCAGGAAATACTACTTTAAGCAAAGTAGCCCCAGGCCAACCAGCAATTAACTTAAGTTATTCTTTAACTGGAGGTACTAGTTTTATTAGTAATAATGGTACAAATATTTATACTACTTCTAATATAGAAGAAGGAGCTACAGGTACTATAACATTTACAACTTCTGGTGGTTCAGCTAATGGTTGGACTACAGAAGGAATAACTCAAACATCAGGAGACTCAAGTCCTATCACAGTAACAGCTACAGGAGCTATTACAACAATAACAATCCAGGAAGACTGGAATTCAGGGGGTTTAGGTACTCCAAGTAGTAATTCTAAAACTAGAAGTAAAGGTTATAATAGAATAATTTCAAGACGTCATGGAGCTTCAATTAGTAGTTCATTTAGTGAAGCTGAATTACAAGATCTTTTAAATTGGGAAGGAGGAGATGCAGTTGAAAATGGAGATATTGTATTTAATGATATTGATCCTAATGGAAACACAGTAAGTATAGATGTAACAACAACACCAAAATTTATTTATATTATATATGATGACGGAGAAGATGATCTAACACAAGTAGTACAAAACCAACAAAACATTATTAATGCTTTTACTAAAACAGTAGTAGGAGGATATAAAGTTTATAAAGGTCCTGAAATTACACTTTTACCAACAACCTGGGAAGCAACTCTATATACTTAATAAATTATGCCATTATTATCAGAAGGATTTACACTACAAGCTTCAATTCCAATTGACACTAGATTTTTTGTCGCGGAATCGGGATCGCTCTACGGTATCCTAACTACATATAATGGTTTAACTGTATATGCTACTGGGTCAAATGAGTATTATTTATTAGTAGATAAAGATAATAGTAACACTAATATAGGGTGGAGGCAATTACCCACTCATTATGTTACTTCAAGTATAGCAGCTATTAGTACTACAACTACTCTATACGATATTAAAACAGGAAGTCAATCCAATGCTGAAGATGTAAATTATCATAGTGCCCATTCGGATTACCAGATTTATGATGGGAATGGTACTAGAGCAGGCTCTTTAATAGCTAGTTTTAATGAAGACTCTTTAGATTATACAGATTTTAGTAATGCTGGAACAGGGGACCAAGCAAATCATATAGAATTACAAGTTGTTCTTATAACAGATGGTATTAAAATCCAAGTAGTTAATTCTAACGCATCTAAAACCCCAAAAGTTAAAATTTCTACTCGACTTTTATAATATTTATAAACAAACAACATGCCCAACACTCCAATATGGCCCGGATCTAGTTCATTTTTCCCAGGGGATACTCCTTTTGGGTTTTATGATAACGACATAGATTTTCAATGTGATGCCGATAAAGTATCTGTATTTTGTGCTCGTCGTTTAGGATATCCTTTAGCTGATGTAGAATTACAAGATATTAATTTTTATACTGCATTTGAAGAAGCAGTAACTACATATGGTAATGAAGTATTTGCTTATAAAGCAAGTGAAAACTATCTTTCACTAGAGGGGTCATCCACAGGTTCAACTTTAAATTATAAACTACAAAAACCTAATTTAGGTACTACTATTCGTTTATCTGAACAATATGGTGAAGAAGCAGGTGTTGGGGGTAGCGTTACATGGAGAGAAGGAAATATAATACTAACTTCAAGTGTTCAAACTTATGATTTAAATGCTTGGGCTTCTTCTTCCGGTATAGAATATGGTGAACTAGAAGTTAAAGAAGTATTTTATCAAGGTGATCCTGCAATTGTAAGGTATTTTGATCCTTATGCTGGTACTGGTACTGATGTGCAAGGTTTATTAGATGCTTTTGGATTTGGTAATTACACTCCTGGTATTAATTTCTTACTAATGCCTATTAATTATGATTTATCTAAAATCCAAGCTATTGATTTTAACGATACTATTAGAAAATCAAATTACAGTTTTGAATTAATAAACAATCAACTAAGAATATTCCCTATTCCTAATCGAAACGGAGAAAAATTATATTTTAAATATATCTTAAAATCTGACAGAAACACAGCGATTGTTTCTGGAAGTTTAGAAAGTGGAGTAGTAACAGATGTTTCAACTGTACCCTATGCTAACCCAACTTATTCATACATTAATTCAATTGGTAGACAATGGATATTTGAATACACATTAGCATTGTGTAAAGAAATGTTAGGTTATATTAGAGGTAAATACACTACAGTACCAATTCCTGGAAGTGAAGTAACACTTAACCAAGCTGATTTAATTTCAGCAGCAACTTCTGAAAAAACAGCATTAGTTGAAAGGTTAAGAACCTATCTTGAAGAAAATTCTCGTAATAAGTTATTAGAAAAAAAGGCAGCAAATGCTGAATTTTTACAAAAAGATTTAAGTGCAGTACCATATACTATCTTTATTGGCTAATGGCATTATTTGGAAGAACTCGTGACGTAAATTTAATAAAAACAATTAACAGAGAATTGTTAGGGGATGTTATTACTCAGCAATGTTCTTTTTATAAAATAAGATTAGAAGAAACTACTTTTAATTTATACGGTGAAGCAGCAGGAGGTAAATTTTATGATGGACCTATTATATTTAACTGTTTAGTAGAAAGAAGTGATCAAGAATATCCTGAAAGCGATTTAGGAGTTGATTTTAGCTGGAGTATAATATTTAAATTTCTTAGGGAAGATATTTTAAATGCAGGGATGCAACCCGAAGTAGGAGATCTTATATTATATAATGGTGGATATTACCAAGTAGATGATATTATATCAAATCAATACTTTGTAGGTAAAGACCCTAACTATCCTAATGAACCCAACCCTCTTAACCCAGGCTTAAGTGATTTTGGAGGTAATTTATCTTACATAGTTAAAACACATTATGAACCTGCTGATAAATTCGGCATTACTAAAGAAAGATTTTAATGGCAGAACAAGGTAAAACTCCAATTCCAAAGTCCCAAAGGGAAATATCTACAGGATTACATGAACCTTATTACGAAGAAACAGGTAATCCTAATAATGTTACTAAATATGCTACTACATTAGCAGATGCTAGAGCTAACAATCAAGTAGTAGATCCTGCTCGAGCTTCTAGAATTTCTCAAAAAGATGATACTTGGAAACCATTTACTATTGGTATTAAGGATTTAGATGAAGCTATTAAATTTTATTTTGATAATGTTATTCGTCCTAGTGTAGTCCAAAATGGAAATAGAATAGCAGTACCTACTATATATGGTTCTCCTGAAAGATGGAAATCTGTTCAAAAAGATGGATACTACAGAGATAAAAAAGGTAAAATTATGGCACCGCTTATTATGTATAAGCGAACTAATATAGATAGAAATAGGGGAATTACTAATAAAGTTGATGCTAATTTTCCTCAAAATTATGCAGTTTTCCAACAATCATATTCAAAACAAAATCATTATAATAATTTAAGTGTATTAAATGGGGCTAAACCTATTAAAACCTATCAAGCTATTGTAATCCCTGATTTTGTTACTTTTACCTACAGTTGTGTGATTTATACCTATTATATGGAACAATTAAATCAAATAATTGAAGCTATAAATTATGCTGCTGATACTTATTGGGGTAATCCTGAACGTTTTAAATTTAGAGCTATGATCAATGGATACCAAACTATTACAGAATTAAATGTAGGACAACAAAGAACAGTTAAAGGTAATTTTGATATTAAATTAAATGGTTATATCATACCTAACGTTATACAAAAAGATCTTAATGCTCTTAAAAAGTTTTCAAGTGATTCTAAGATTATTATAGGACAAGAAACAGTTGAAAATTTAACTCAAGATAGAAATAATAATTTTATTGAAGAAATAAACACAAATTTAGACTAAAATGGCCGAACAAAAACTAACCTCTGAAGAAATTCAAGAAATTAAAACTATTCAAGAAACACAAGAAAAATTACTAAATAGTTTTGGTGAAATTGAGTTTCAAATTCAAAATTTAGAATTACAAAAAGAAAAATTAGTAGAAGAACTAGAATCATATAAAAATAGTGAACAAACCTTAGCTAATAAATTATCCCAAAAATATGGAAATGGTACTATTGATCTTGAACAAGGTCTTTTTAAATCATAAAAAATATTTTTGAAAACTTTTTATATATTTATCAATAAGACAATTGTTTAATAAATTTTTAACTTAAATTCGAATTTCAACATGGCAGAACAAATAATTTCCCCAGGGGTATTTCAAAATGAAAATGTCCCTGTAACATTAGAAGCAGCTCCCGCTCCTATAGGAGCTGCTATCGTAGGTCCCACAGTTAAGGGTCCTATGGGTATACCTACTTTAGTAACTACTTATAGTGATTTTAAAACTAGATTTGGTAGTACTATTACAAGTGGAGGAGCAGAATACTCTTTCTTCACAAGCATCTCAGCCCAAAACTACTTTAAACAAGGAGGAGCTAATTTAACAGTTATTAGAGTTGCTAGTGGTTCCCACTTATATACTCCAGCTACTTCTTCAGCTATTATTTCTGGTAGTGATGGTGGAACCGGCACTAATGATGTGTTCAAACTCCAAACTATCTCAGAAGGAGCTAATCAAAACAATACTGGAAGTGAACAAGCTGGAGGTGCCCTCCCATCGGGATCTGCAGATAATATTAGATTTGAAATCACTAATGTAGACACAGGGTCTGGTATTTTTACACTTAATATTAGACGAGGTAATGACAGACAAGCAGATAAAACTATCCTTGAGTCTTGGAGAGGAGTTTCACTTGATCCTAAACGAGATGATTACATTGCTAAAGTAATTGGTAACCAAGTATTCTCAGTAGGATTAGATGGTACTGATGCTTATGTCTCAGTAACTGGTGAATATCCAAACAAATCTAAGTACGTAATTGTAAAAGAAGTACTTAAAACTACTCCTGATTACTTAGATGGTGCTGGTAATGTACGACTTGCTGAATACACATCATCTCTCCCAGCAGCACAAAGTGGATCGTTTGGAGATGGTGTAGGTGATCCTCTTGGAATAGGTGCAGTAAATTGGTATAGTAACATTACTAATGCAAATTCACAAGGTGTATTAGCTGAAAATTATACATCTTCACTTAACTTGTTAAGAAACAAAGATCAGTATGCATTTAATGTTATTAGTGTTCCTGGTTTAGTTTATGCATTTGCAGATCATGCTACCCAATTAGATACACTTATTACTAATACAACTACTAGGGGTGATAGTATTTTACCAATTGATTTAGTAGGATACGGTTCTACAAGTGCTGCTGCTATAACACAAGCAAGTAACTTAAATACTAACTATGCAGCTGCATACTGGCCTTGGTTATTAGTTAATGACGAAGATACAAAAGCTAACGTTTGGGTCCCAGCTTCTACAATAATCCCTTCAGTGTATGTCTATAATGATAATACTTCTGAAGCTTGGTTTGCACCTGCTGGTTTTACTAGAGGTACTATGCCAAATGTAGTAGCTCCTGAAAAAACATTACCTAGAACCTTAAGAGACAACCTCTACAATGCTAAAATTAACCCAATTGCTACCTTCCCAGGTACGGGTGTTGTAGTTTATGGCCAGAAAACATTACAATCTCTTTCAACTGCACTCGATAGAGTTAATGTTAGAAGATTAATGATTGCTCTTAAAGCATTTATTGGTAATGTTTCTCAAAACCTCGTCTTTGAACCTAACACATTACAAACTAGAAATAGCTTTTTAAGTACTGTTAACCCATATTTAGAAAGCGTTCAACAAAACCAAGGTTTGTATGCGTTTAAGGTAGTAATGGATGACTCAAATAACGGTCCTGATGTAATCGATAGACAAGAGTTAAGAGGTGCTATTTACCTACAACCAGTTAAAACCGCAGAATTTATTGTACTTGACTTCAACCTCCTCCCAACAGGAGCTGAATTCCCAGCATAATAAATTTTTTACAAAAATAAAAGAAAGGGGTTGGATTTTATCCAACCTCTTTTTTTCTTAAATATTTATTAATAACCCAAATAGGGTTTTAATAAATTTATAATTAACTTAAAAATAACAACAATGGCAATTTTAGATCCAAACGAAATATTTTTTACAGCGTTTGAACCCAAACAGCAGAATAGATTCCTTATGTTAGTAGATGGGGTCCCTTCATATTTTATTAAAGGTGTATCCTCTATTACTTTAGAACAAGGAGAAGTAATACTTAACCATATTAACGTTTACAGAAAAATAAAAGGTAAAACAACTTGGGGGGATGTAACATTAACTCTTCATGATCCTGTTTCTCCTTCTGGAGCGCAAACTATTATGGAATGGGTAAGATTACACCACGAATCAGTAACAGGTAGAGATGGTTACTCTGATTTTTATAAAAAAGACGTAACTTTAAATATTTTAGGTCCTGTAGGTGATATTGTTTCCGAGTGGGTATTAAAAGGATGTTACATTAAGAGTGCAGACTTTGGTGAATATAACTGGGACAACGAAAACGCCGCCCAAAATATTTCTATGGTATTAACCCCAGACTACTGTGTATTAAATTACTAATCAATTTAGTAAAGATTACAAAAAGGAGCGCACAAAAGTGCGCTCTTTTTATTTTTTTAGATATTTATATTAAACAAATAAAGTTATTAATAAATGAGTGAAGAAAATAAATTTAAATTTCCTACAGAAATTGTAGAGTTACCTTCAAAAGGTTTACTTTACCCTAAAGAAAATCCTTTATCTTCTGGCAAAATCGAAATGAAGTACATGACTGCTAAAGAAGAGGATATTTTAACTAACCAAAACTACATTAGACAAGGCGTTGTCCTTGATAAGTTAATGCAGTCGCTGATTGTGTCGAAGTGTAATTATGATGACCTTGTAGTAGGCGATAAAAACGCTATAATGGTTGCTTCTCGTATTTTAGGTTATGGTAAAGATTATACCTTTGAATACGAAGGACAGGAAGTTACAGTTGATTTATCTGAAATTGAACCTAAGTGGATTAAAGAAGAAGATTTAGTAGAACCTAATACTAATGAATTTAGCTATACTTTACCTCACACTGAAACTCAAATTACTTTTAAAATCTTAAATAATAAAGATGAAAAAGCAATTGAAGCAGAAATTAAAGGAGCAAAGAAAATTAACAAGTTAGCCTCCCCAGAATTATCAATGAGATTAAAACAAATGATTCTTTCAGTAGGTGGTGATGATAGTCGTAAAGCTGTTAGAGAATTTGTAGATAACTATCTTTTAGCTCGTGATTCAAGAGCATTAAGAGAACATATTAAGGAGATTCAGCCCGATATGAACTTAACATTTGATTTTTACCCTGAAGATGGAGGTGATTCTCAAGAAGATGTTAAGATTCCTATCGGGGTCACGTTTTTTTGGCCTGACGCGTGAATATAGGATGAGCATGTTTGCCATGATCCATGATATAGTGTATCATGGTAAAGGAGGTTTTGATTGGGTGACTGTATATAATATGCCTATTTGGTTAAGGCGTTTTACTTACAATAGAATAGCAGATCATATTAAAGAACAAAACGAAGCTCAACAAAGTACTACCCAACAAACATCAAAGGGTACTTCCCGCCAAATAGATTTTTCCCAACCCCCACCTGATATAAAACCAGGACAAAGGGTATAAAATAGGGCACCGCAAAGGCGGTGCCCTTTAATATTTATACGAAAACAACACTGCATGGCTTCTGAAGAACAGATTAATAATCAAAAGGAATTTAATGATTATATTCAAGAATCTCAGGAATTCTTAGCTGAGACTATATCGCAGGCTTCCCAGTTAGCTGATCAAATAAAATTTCAAATAGATCAAACTAAAAATAAAATAGGCTTAGATAAACAAGTTTTAAGCTTATCCCAACAAAATGTAAATACTTTAACTAAACTTAAAGTAGATTACCAAAGTATTTCTAATATTGATAAAGATAGAGTATCTATTTTAAATCAAATTCAAAAGAATAACAATGTTATAGCAGCTCAATCTAAAAATTTAAGCGCAGAGGAGCTTAAAGCAGCTAAAGCTTATGTTTTAAAAGAAAACAGCTTAAAAGCCCAACAAGATACCTTATCAGAGCTTATCAGTGAACAAGAACAATTAGAAAAAGCTATTAAAGCTGCTGAAGCAAGTAGATCTGATACTACAGCCTTATATGATCAATTAACTGCTTTAGACGAACAACAAGAATTTTATAGACAGTCAATAACAGATTTAAACAATATTGTTACCTTAGAACAACAACGTTTATCACCTCAAGCTATTGCTGTAGGCATGCTCCAAGACCAAAATACCCTGTTGGAAGAAGGAGTAAAATACTTAAATGAAGAAGCAGATGCTGTAAACACTGTAGCTAAGGCTCAATCCTTATGGAATTCAAGTTTAGGTGCAGTAGAAGGAATTCTTAAAAAAGCAGGGGCAGGAGGAGCTGCTATAGCTTTAGGGTTAGAAAGAGGAAAATTAGAAGCCGAAGCTATGGCTGAACAACTCACCAACTATGGTGAAGATTCAGGTAACTTCATAACAAATATTGGTAGAGAATTTAAAGTATTAGGAGCAGGTGTAAAAGGTACCTTTAAAGGTATGGCTGATTCTCTTAAAGCTATTGGTTTAGGTGCTATATTGTTTAAAGGCATCAAAGGTGCTTTTAACATGCTGGGAGGTAAAGTAGTTACTGGTTTTATAAGTGATCTTAAGAGTAAATTCATGTCAGGAATTTCTTACTTAAAAGATCAATTCTTTTCACTTGACTCTTATATAGAAGATGCTAAAGCCGGTGACCAATTAAATCAACAACTTTCTCAAGCTGCAGCAGATTTAGCTACTAACTTAGGGGTATCTACTAAAAATGCTAAAGAATTAACTAAACAAGCTGGAAAATTCGCAGGATCATTAGGCATGATGCCTGAAGAGTTAGCAGCAGCTACTGGGGAATTAAATAAAGCATTTGGATCTACCCAAAAATTCTCTGATGATACTGTAAAAACATTTGGTCAATTAACCCATCTATATGGTTTAACAAATGAAGAAGCTTCTGAATTTGTCAAATTGTCGCAATTATCAGGGCAGGAAGCATCAGACACTACACTAACGTATAAAACACAAATACAAGCACTTAAAGAACGTAATAATGTTGCTATTTCTGAAAAAGAAATAATGGCTGAAATTGCTAAATCAAGTGCTGCTATGCAATTAACAGCAAGAGGACAAGGTAAATCATTAGCAGAAGCTGCTTTCCATGCTAAAAAAATGGGTCTTTCACTTAAACAAGCTGAAGGCATTGGTAATAGTTTACTTGATTTTGAAAGTTCTATTGCTAATGAAATGGAAGCTGAATTGCTAATTGGTAGGGATCTTAATTTAGAAAGAGCAAGATCAGCTGCGTTACAAGGTGATTTAGCTACAGTTGCTAAAGAAGTAGCAGGACAAATAGGATCAGCTGCTGAATTCGGTAAAATGAATGTTATCCAACAAGAAGCATTAGCTAAATCTGTTGGTGTAAGCAGGGATGAGTTAGCAGAAATGTTAAAAACTCAAGAACTTTTAGCGGGTACTGGATTTGATGATATGAATGATGCTCAAGCAAAATTCAAACAATTATTAAAAGAAACTGGTTCTGAAGAAAAAGCATTAGCTAAAATGAAAGAAATGGGCGCCTCAGATGCTCTTCAAGACCAAATGAGGCAAGTTTCTTTACAAGAAAAAAGAGCTATGCAAGAAAGAGCAATAGCAGCCGCTCAAGCTCAATTAGCATCAGCTGTAAATAAATTATTTGATGCGTTCTATAAAGTAGAAAAAATTGTTAAGCAAATAAAAGCTACTATTGTAGAACAAATGAAACCCTTCTTTGATCAATTTGGGGGGTTAGTTAGTGATGGTGGAGATGCTTTTAAAGAAAAAGTTTTACCTTATGCTATATCATTAGGTAAATTTTTAAACGACGTAGGGCTACGTTTAACAGAAATTGTAAGAGATCACGGTCCTCAAATTGGAAGAATATTTGATGGAATACTCAAAATGTTTGGCTCTATTTATAATGTAGTTGGAGGTGTTATTAAACAATTATTAGGTATTAGTGATGCTGGGTCAGCTGCAGATGGATTTTTTGGAGGTATAGAATCTACTATAAACACTATAATTGAAAAACTTAAAAACGTAGATATAAGTGTTATAACTGATAAAGTTAAAGGATTTATTGAATCCGTAAAAAATATTTTTAATTTTATTTTTGAAAAAATTGGTGCTTTAGGAAGTTTTTTAGGTAAAAATAAAGGATTAACTAAAACTGCTGGGATGGGTGCTCTAGCTTTAAATTTTGCTCCCGATACAACTAAAAAAATAGTAGGAAGCACATTAAAAGGGTTAGGAGGATTAATAGCACCTAATTTATTTGGAAAAAGGGGCCAATCAAAATCTGCTCCTATGTTTGTTCAAGATGTTAGTGGGGGAGCTGGAGGGGGATTAATGGATATGGTAGGTAAAATGGGGGGTCGTCAAGCAGGTATTGGAGGTGGATTTAAAAAAGGATGGAAAGGCTTATTTGATTACGCCAAAATGGCCCTTAAACCAGGTAAAGCTGGACAAGTTGGTAGAGCTAGAATTGCTCGAGCAGCTAAAGGATTAGTTACAGGACAAGGTGCTTCATTTGTAGGAGGTACTGGTAAAGGTGCTGCCCAAGCCGCAGGTCAATTAGGTAAATTAGGAGGAATAGCAGGTAAATTAGGCACTGTTGGTAAAAGTTTAGGTAAATTAGCAGCTGGAGGAGGAATCGGAGCTGTTGTAGGATTAGCAGCAGAAGCAACTTTAGGACATTTTAAGAAAAAAGCAGAAGCGGCCGCAGGTGCTTTAGATGAACAAATTGCTATAACTACTGATGTGGGGAAGGCAGCAGAATTAGAACAACAACGAAATGCTAAATTAGAAAAGGCCCGTAACTTAGGTATAGCTGCTGAAACTGCTAAATTTGCGGGATATGGGGCTGCTATTGGAACTATGATAGGAGGTCCATTTGGTGCAGCTATTGGAGGTGGAGTTGGGGCTTTAGTAGGATTTACTAAAGGTGTAATTGATGCCGAAAAAGCTAGAAAAAGAGATGAATCTGAAGCAGGTAAATTTGCTAGAGAAATGCAATTATCGGCTATGAAACATCAAAAATCATTAGCTGAATTTGATGTTAGATCTGCTACTATGAGGGCCAATGCTGCTAAAAAAGCAGCTGATATAGAAATTGCTGCTAAAGATAATTTTGCTAAACAATTAGCAGGAGCAAATGCAACTTTTGAAGACTTACAAAGTATGGATATAAAACATACTGACGAAGCTTTTAAAAAACTTGCTACAGAAGCCCTTAACGCAGGTAACATCACAGAAAAGGAATATTCAGATGCTTTAAAAGGTAGTTTAGATCCCTTAAAACTTTTAGAAACAGCAGCTTCCCGCTCAGGAGAAAGAATAAATGAATTAACTAATGCCGCAATTAATGCTGCAGATGCTGTAGGAAATACTCTTAAAAACCAAATGCTTAAAGCAGCAGGGGTTAATGAAGATGTAGTTAATGCTCAATTAAATGCTATCCAAGCAATTTCAGCTAATGCCGAAATAGGAGCGGCAGATTTATTTAGTAAATTCGAAGGAGATCTTACTGCTGGGATTAATACAAAAGCAGTAGATGCACTTAGAGGCCAAGATGAGGATGCTTCTGGCTTTATGGCAGAAATAGCAAAACAGTTTAAAGCTAGTGGAGCTTCGGATGAACAAGTTAAATTAGCTATGGAAGTATACGCTAATCAACTTGAAGCTGCGGGTGAAAACTTTAAAATAGACACAGCAGGGGATGCTGTTAAAGTACAACAGGGAATAGCAGACGCTCTTCAAACAGTAGTTAAATCTGATATAGTAAAAGCCGAAGCTGCTGCTTCTAGTGCTAAGGCTTCTGCGCTTACCCAAATTGATGATAGTGGTATTATTGACCAATTAGCTTCTTTAAGTAAAGAACAATTATACGGAGATGAAGCCCTTCAAAGCTTATTATCAACAATTGGAGTAGATATGGCTACTATAGCCGAAGATGGTATAACAGGAGACGAACAAAAAGCAATTCAAGAAAAATTAACAGTAGCTTTAACCGAAGGCCTAATGGGGGTAGAAGGAGGTAATGCTAACCTTCTTAAAGATCTCCAAACAACCCTCTCAGGAGATGAAGCTGCTAGAGCAGAATTAACTAAAGCTATTGCTGATGGTACTTATTTAAAAGCGGCTGATGAATCTGCAAAAACTTCTGCGACTATTGAAATTAATCCTGAATCTGAAAAAGGATTATTTGCTAACTTTAAAGAAAATTTTGTAGAAAATATTGATGCAATTAAAACTTACTTCAAGGATTCATTTACAGGAGGTTTTGATATCATAAAAAACATATTTAAAGGCAACTTCTCAGAAGCTTTTGAAGGTATTAAGAAAAAGTTTTTTGCTTTACCTACTTTGCTAGGAAAAGTAATAAAAGGCAGTGTAAAACTAATGTGGAAAAGCTTCTTAGGTTTTATAAAACTAGCAGTTACAGTAGGCCCTAAAATATATGATGCTATTAAAAAGGCAGCTAAAAAAATTAAAGATACACTTATATCAATATTTAAAACAGTTACAGAAAAAGTTAAACAATTTTTCCAAGATCCGGTAGGTTCAATTAAACGAGGATTTGAAGCCGCAGTAGATTTTATTAAAGAAAAATTCTTTAGTATTAAAGACGCAATTTTTGAAAAATTCCAATCTGTTGGAGACTGGATAAAAGAAAAAATATCAGGGGCTTTATCAGATTTAGGAGCTGCTCTTGGTATTGATGATTTAGGAGGAAAACTTAAAACAGGATTTGAAAATATAATTGGCACAGCCAAAGAAAAATTTGCTGCTTTTAAAGATACTATATTTGGTATATTCTCAGGAATAGGAGAAACTATTATGGGAGTTATTAAGGGTCCTATTAATGCTATGATTGGGTTAATTAACTCAATGATTGCAAATATTAATTCTGCCCTTAATTTTAAGCTGACAAACCCAATTACTGGAACTGTATACGAAATGGGAGTAACAATCCCAGAAATCCCCATGCTTGCTAAAGGTGGTATAATAGATGAAGCAACATTAGCAGTATTAGGTGAAAAAGGCCCTGAAGCTGTAATTCCTTTAGATAAATTAGGTTCTATGCTAAGTAATGCTGCTTCATCAGCATCCTCCACTATTTCTCCATTAGCTGGAAAAGCCGCAGATAAGTTAGGTTCATTATTCAAATCTGATAAAGAAAAAGAAGAAAAAACTCAAACTGATGAAGAACTTAAAGAAGAACTTCGAAGAATGAGAAAAACAATGGAAACTTTTGTTGAACAAATGAATCAAGTAGTAAATCGCCCAATTGTAGTAGAAATGAATAGTAATAAAGTTGGACAAGCTTTAGGACAAGATTCATATAGAATTCAATAACCCCATATTTATAACCACATTTAGTGTATTAATTAGATAATAACTTAAACAATAACAACATGTCATTATTAAAATCTTTACAAACATCTATTTTAGGATTTAAAGGACAAACACCCCCGGTAACTAACCCTAATCCTTTAGGACCATTAGGAAAAAAATCTCTTGATAATTCTCTTTTAGACAGAAATAACGGAGCTACTCCTCCTAAGTACTTAGATAACCCACCAGCATAATTAACATATGGGCCTTATTGACTTAAAAACTAACTTAAGGTCCCTTAGCTATGGATCAGGAATAGGGGAACCTTATATTAGGCGTCCCCTTCCTGCTTATAATGAGGACCCTGGTAATCCCTATTTAGGAGCTGATATATTTAGTCGCCAAGGTTCTTTAATTAGTGCTAATAATGATGTCACCAGGCTAACTAGATACATAACAAGTGGAAAAGGTCTACTTTTTAATGCAAAACAATTAGCATTAGAAACTAGTAGACCTAAAACCCCCTATGGTCCTAAAAGAGGTTATTTAGTTTCAAATGCTGTAGCTCAAGCGGGTGTGCAGGGTAATGGAATTCATTTAAATAGAAATTTATTTTTTGACAGTAAAAATGATGGGTATGATTATCAAACCCGTACTTTTTACAATGAAGAAAATAATAACAGATTAACTTTACTTTATAATACTAAAATTTCTAAAAGTGGAGGAGGAGCTACTTCTAGATCTAAATTTGGAATAACAGATAAAGGAGACCAAATTACACTTATGCGCTACAGTGGGGGATCAGGTGGGTTTAGTACAACTTTAAAACGAATTTCTAACACTACAGAATATACCCCCGGAGTAGGAAAATACCAAAATGTTTTTACATTAACTAATACCCAACTTCAAGGTCAAATCCCAGATCCTTCGATAGGAGTGCGTAGAAATACTGGATTTAACCATATTGGAAATTTTATAATTGATGTCAACGATTCTACCAATGCACCTAGTAAAACTAGAATTTTAGGTCGTTTAACACAATATAGTACATTTAATAGACCTAATATATTTAAAACAGGAGATCCGGGTAATGATGCTAACTTAAATAGACAAACTTATTATGAAGGAGTTCCTCAACAAACCCAAGGAACTGACTTAATTAATTATAAAAAAATATATTCTAGTGCAGACGGAGTTAAAACCCAAACAAATAGTGCTGAAGATTTAATTAAGTTTTATATAGCTGTATTAGATAATAATAACCCCCAAAATAAAACTTACATACATTTTAGAGCTTATATTGAAGGTTTTCAAGACAACTATGCTGCAAATTGGAACTCAGTAAAATACCCTGGAAGAGGTGAAGAATTTTTTAAATATGATGGTTTTACTAGAGATATCAGTTTTAGTTTTAAAGTCCATGTAGCTTCTAGAGTAGAATTATTCCCTACCTATAATAAACTAAACTATCTTGCTTCTATAATGACCCCTGATTACTCTAACCCAGGATTTATGAGAGGAAACATAGTTCAATTAACAGTAGGAGATTATATTAATGATACTTATGGTGTTATCACAGGATTTAGTTATAATTTATCAGATGAAACTTCTTGGGATATAGCTAGAAAAGATGATGGAAAAGAAGATGAAAATTCTGCTGAATTAGCAACTTTAATTAGTGTAGATAGTTTTAGTTTTAAACCTATACACAATTTCTTACCTCGTACTGTTAAAGAACTTGATAATCCTGAATCTAGATTTATTTCTTTAGGAAATAAAGGTTATGGTGCTGATAAAAGAGGAATATAATGAATAGATACAGAAAAATATCAATTTTTAATAATTCTCCTGTAAAGGAAAAAAAAAGATTTTACTCAACAGTAAGATATCCTGAAATTCCTTTATCTGTAAGTGATATATATGTTATCACCCAAAAATCTGACAGGTATGATTTATTAGCTAATCAATACTATGGAGATAAATCTTTATGGTGGATAATTTCAATTGCTAATCCCTCAATTACTCAAAATACTTTATATCCTCCTATAGGGGTACAACTTAGAATTCCAACTAACATAACAAATATATTAACTAGTTATAATAAATTAAATAATAATGTCTAATTTAACTGGGTCACCTTTAGATTTTTATGTACAACAACAAATTGATACAAGACAAAAAATTTTAGGAAATAATCCTGAAATTCAAAATCTTGATATAAGAGTACTTAATAATCATAATAAAAATGCTTGGGTTAGATTAGCATCTTCTGTAGATGTTACTTCATTTAATGCTATTGAAGGTATTGAATATAATATTCCTCGTGGTTCTGATTTAGCATCACAATTTGTTCTAGTGGGAGGAGTAACAGAAACATTTGCTAATTATATAGGAAATAATGGAGTATCTAGAGAAGATGCTGGACCCTCTTTTTCAAGAGGTGGAGTTATTCCTGGACAAACTTCTTCTCCTCTAATAGCTAGTAGTTATTCTTATGGTTTAGGTAATCTTAATTATGGTTTATCCCCTATCCCTGGTTTAGGATCAGTTTCTATTAAACATGTTAATAGAGGAGCTATACGTGATTTTAATATTAAATTGCAAGCTCAAAATAAAGACCAATTAACATTAATTGAATCTTTATACCTTAGATTAGGATACTATATGTTATTAGAATGGGGTCATACTAATTATGTTACAAGTGAAGGAGTTTATGTATCTCAACCTGAATTTAACACAGATGCTTTTATTAAATTTTTTACTAAAGGATCAAAAGATACAGATGTAGAAGATTCAATAGATGAACTTAGAAGAGAAACTGAGGGAAACTATGATGGAGCTCTATTTAAAGTTAAAAACTATTCCTGGAATATCAATATGGATGGTAGTTACGACATAACCCTTTCAGGAATATCAAAAGGAGGATTAATAGATAGTTTAACTATAGGAGCCCCAGGAGAAACAGGAAAAGATGAAAATAAAGCTTCATTTACAGATTATTTAATACTAGATCCTTCTAAAGATGAAAAAAAAGCTATTCTCAAAAAATTAGGAAAATCCTCAGTTAAAGATAATGCTGTAGATAAAGTTTATAAAGAAACTATAGGTACAAGATTATCAAAAGGTGAGTTTAAAATTCTTCAAGAAAAAGGAGCTATTAAAATTAAGGATCCTAATGCTAATACAAACCCCAAAGTTTTAGATATTTCAAGTACTTTAGACTCTACAGATGATGACGTTGCTATTACTATAGCTAATCAAAATAAATCTATTCTTAATAAAGAACTATTTGATATTACTAGAGCTTTAAAAAAAGAAAAATGGGTTAAAAAAGGTAAAGGAAAATATAAAAAATACCAACTTCGTGATGAATTATTAAAGAGTGAAGGAATTCAAGATTTAGGAGAAATTATTGCTATAAAATTTAATAATGCTAGTAAATCTGATAATGCTGCTGAATATAACTACATAACATTAGGGGCTTTATTATCTATAATAAAAGAAAAAGTATTAAAATCTAATAACAATATTACACTTCCTATAAGTGATGGTTATCAAGACAATTATATGTTTTCCCATTGGTTTCAACATTCTACTAACCCTAAAGTTTGTGTAATTCCCTTTGACATTGAAAATAATCTTAATATTGGGGGATTAGATGTAGATACTTCTAATTTTAATGAAATATTATCTACTACTTTTAGACAAATAGAAGGGGACGAAGCTCCTTATAATCCTTATAAAGGATATTTAATGGCTATCCATATAAATATTGAATATATATCTAAAACTTTACAAGATTCTTATCAAGATAAAGGAGGAATTAATCTTTATACTTTTTTAGAAAAATTAATGTTTGGTATCCAAGATGCTTTAGGTAATATAAATAACTTTACAATAACTTATGATGAAAAAAATGGTATTAATATAAAAGATGATACTATAATCCCTGGAATTATCCCCAATAAAGATGATACTGTGAAATTACGCTTATATGGCACCCGCCCAGGAATTGATGGAAGTTTTTTGCGTAATGTAAGTGCTCAATCTAAAATAACTAGTAAAATGGCTACTCAAATAGCTATAGGTTCAACGGCAAGCGGTAATTCTATTAATGAAAGTACTTCTTTACTATCTAGGTGGAATGAAGGGTTAGTAGATAGATTACAAGCAGCAGAACCATCAACACAAGACACAACAGAAGCTGAACCTAATCAACTTTTAGAAGAAATTAATAAAAAATATGAATCTCAACTTACTTTTTTAAAAGATTCCTATGAAAATTTTAAATATCTAGGAGATCCTAGTTATACATCAGCCCAAACTAATTTAAAAAGTTTATTAGAATATGATTTGGCTGTAAAAACTATAAATGGAAACATATCCGGTAAAGGTTTTATTCCTATAGATCTTACTTTAGAAATGGAAGGACTTTCTGGAATACTTTTATACCAAAAAATCCAAACAACTGAAGAAATTTTACCTGCTTCTTATAATAATAAAGTAGATTTTATAGTACAAGCTTTAGATCATACTATAGATAGAAATGAGTGGACTACTACTATAAGCACTCTTTCTACCCCTAAAAAAACAGATTTAACTAAAAATATTATTAATAAGGATGATAATGAATTTAGTTTATTAAATCCCCTTAATCCTGACACTAACCAACCAGAACCTAAACCTAAAAAATCAACTCCTAAAATAGAAAAACCAGCAGAATATGCTTGGATGACTGATGAAGCATATGCTAATTTTGTAGGAACTTCTAATAGTTAAAAAATGTCTTATTACCCTAAAAGTCAAATAAAAACAGATTTATACACTAAAGGAAAAGAATTTAGAGTTATTTCCCTTCAAAAGGAATATACAGGATATTACTGGAAAACTTCTAAAGGAGAATATTTTTCTGGAAGAAATCCTAAAGATGGAACTCCCCTAGAACTAGAAGTAATCCCTACAATCCCAGCTTCAAAAAATAATGTTGTAACTTATACTTTGGGACAAGATAATAATTTGTATAATTTTTTTAAAGGGATAGATGTATCAAAAACTTTTTTACTTCCTACATATGTTAAACCTTCTCCTAGTAAAGATGATTATCAAATAGGAAATTTTATTCGTTATTTTGCTAAAAAATATACACAGAATATATATATTGAAACTTCTAAAGAAATATATGATAATTTAGATAATCAAAATGAAGAGTATGATTATCCTTCATATTTAATTTTTACTTTAGTTTGGGTTTTAACTGGTTCTTCATTATCTGTAGAAAAAGCTAATCGTAATATTATTAAATCTACCGAGCAAAGACTAAATATTAATGGGTTAGATACTTATTTAAAATTTAATTACTTAGAATTTTATAAATAAATCTTTTAATATTTATAACGAAGAACCATCTAACCCCTAATGGCACAAAGATTTCAAATAGATAGAGTAGAAGGAACTACAGCTCAAAGTATTCCTCAACCTAGCTTTTGCATTCCTTATAACATTGTTGGTTCAGGAGTTGTACCTACAAAAGGCCAAATAAGTTTATCTGATAATAATGTTACTCAAACAGAGTACGTATCAATTTCAACTACCACAGATTTAGGAGCTGATTTAACTTCTTATTTAGCTAATAGTGAAGCAGGTAATATCCTACTTTATTCTAAAAGTGATCCAACTAAATACGTTATATTCCCTTTTTATTCTACTACTGAAAACAGTGGATACGTTATATTTACAACCACTTCAGGCAGCCAAAAAGGTTCTATAGGAGGATCTTCTTCATCACCCTTTTCTCCTTCTACTAAAGTATGTTTTAGTTTAGATTATAATAGTGGAACTGGTGGGGGAGGTACAAGTGGTACATCTGGACAAGGAGGTGTAACAACGGCAGGAGATAATATTACGATAACCGGAGATGGTACTACTTCTAGTCCCTATGTAATAAATGCTTCTGCTTTAGCTTCAGGCACCTCAGGTACCTCGGGTACAGACGGAACAGACGGTACTTCGGGTACAGATGGTACCGATGGTACTTCAGGTACTTCAGGTACAGACGGTACTGATGGTACTTCAGGTACCTCAGGTACAGATGGTACCGATGGTACTTCAGGTACTTCAGGTACAGACGGTACTGATGGTACTTCAGGTACCTCAGGTACCTCAGGTACAGATGGTACTGATGGTACTTCAGGTACAGATGGTACTGATGGTACCTCAGGCACTTCAGGTACAGACGGAACAGACGGCACTTCAGGTACTTCAGGTACAGACGGAACAGACGGCACTTCAGGTACTTCAGGTACTTCAGGTACAGATGGTACCGATGGTACTTCAGGTACTTCAGGTACAGATGGTACCGATGGTACTTCAGGTACTTCAGGTACAGA